GTAGTTTGATGAAGTCATACCACGCTTGGAAGTTACCGACTACTAAAAGCTCTGTTGTTGTGCCTTGTGGAAGAATGAACCGCGCATCTTCTTTCTTTACTCCTTCGGCAATTAACTGTTTGTATAAATCTCTTGCTTCAATTAAATGACGTTCTACTGCATTGAACTTAATAACTTCTGGTATAACCATTGCTACTTCACCTTCATTGCAATACCTCTGACTACGTTGCAAGAAATCCAAATGCTTACTGCGAACAAACTGGTGACTACAGATACGGCTAATGTCTTCAACTAAGAATGTCGCATGAGCAAAGCGTAGTGTAGATAGATGCCCTTTAGTTACGCAGTGATAGGCTCTCTTAATGCACTGCTCTGGTGATTGTTCACCTGTCTTACCGTAGCATATTCCTGCAAGTAACCCGATGTGTTCCTCTGGGTTAGGTGTGCTTTGCACTAGGGTTACTTTCATATCTTACCTTCATTTTTCAATCTTGTTAAAAGTTTTTCTCGTTTTTCTACATAATACGCACCCCATAGTTCCCCAAGTTCTTTTTGTATCTTTTCAAATTCGGGTTCTATGCGCTTATACCTTTCAATCAATTCGTCTGGTACTTCCATTTCATCACCATCTCTCCCATAACCATTATTGCCAATTAACAAATACATAAAATCATGTCTTTCCTCAAACCCTACTGGTATTTTCATTTCTTCTCTCCGCTAAGTGCATAAGGGTGACAGGTTAAGTTCCATCTACCTGCAAACTGCAAATTTTTAAATGCAAAATCCTGTCTAACTGCCGCGCTTTCGCATGATGCCTTGTCTGCAAAGGATGTATTAGTTTGTGCAATATTGCCGTCGTGAATGATAGTAGTAATTAAAATGTAAGCTGTTGTTGCAATCATTTTGTTTCTCCGATGTAGCGGTATTTGCAGCAAGCATGAAATTGTAAATGGCTTTTTGATGTAACCCATTGTTCACCATCAGCACCAAATATTTCAAACTCAACCCAAGGGTCAATTCTACGTTGCGCTACTTCTGCGTATTTCATAATAATTTCAGCGTGTGGGTGTGGTGTGATGACTGGTTCTGGTCGGTGGCGTGTAACAATAAGCGTTTCTAATATATTTTCATTATCACCATAAAAATTAACTTTAATATCCATTCTTTTTACATTTTTATGTAAGTCAACCCATTCTGGTTCATAGCATTGTAAAAAACCACATAAGTCATTCTGCTTTTCGTTCCATTCACAAAATTCTTGGTACAAATCTTTACTTGTCGATTGGTTACTAGCAATACAAGCAAGTTCGGCAATCTGTTCTTCTGTTAATAAGCTCATGTTATACCCCCGTACTACCAAAGCCACCTGCACCGCGCTCAGTCACTGTGCTGAACTCCTCCACTTCAATAAACTCCGCTCGCACTATTGGAATAAATTTCATTTGAGCAATGCGGTCTTGCGGATTAATCTTGTACACACCAGTACCTGTATTCTTTACTGACACTTTAAGCTCTCCCGTGTAATCGCTATCAATTAAGCCAACACTATTGCCAAGTTTGATACCATGATTATGCCCAAGACCGCTGCGAGGTAAGATTACCGCTGCGACATTATCGTCATTGATGTTGATTGCTATACCTGTAGGAATCAATGCCGTTTCGCCTAAGTCCAGTTTGATTGCCTTATTGATGTTAGCGCGTAAATCCACAGCCGCTGCGCCAGATGTTTCGTAAGTCGGTAGTATCACTTTTTCGTCTAACTTCTTAATTTCAATTTTCATTTTGTTACCTTTAGTGCAACGCTTTGCAATAAGCTATCATTGTGTTTGTGCGGATTTGTGTATTCAGCTCCGCTGTATTTACTTGCTGTTAAAAAATCGGTTTCAATTGGCTTATCAAGCACGATGCTTTCCAAATCACTCACAATTGTTATAAGCTCGTCGTGCAGATAATCTGGCATAAACTTTTCAATCATAAAAGCGTAAGCCTCTAATGCTGAAAGCAGTTTTATGGTGCGGATTACTAGTTCTTTATTCATCTCTCAATCCTTTTAAATAATCAGCCGCTTCTACATATAATTCCTTACCTTCTGGTAATGATACCGACCATCCCATCGCCAAGGCATATAAAACCTTTTTAAGTAGTAAAGCCAGTTTATTGCGTTGAGCAATCACTTTATCTAATTCTTGTTCATATAAATAGGATTCAAGGCTCATAACTCATCCTCATACTTTTCTAAAACTTCATCAGCATCTTCTATTCTCGAATAGCATAAATCGTAATCAGCATTGTCATACGCATTACAAATACCTCTTAAAACCGTAGCTAACTCATTACGTTCAGCCGTTAATTTTGAGATTTGATCCCAATAACCTTTGTTTTCGTGGCTCATAAATCACCCACACTTTGAGCTGGCACAACATAAGCATACTTTGCAGTTATCCATAACAATCACCGCCTTTGTATTGCATTCATTACATAAAGTTGCATTAGCAGGATACCCAGTTTCTTCACTACCCATTACTTCTTCACGCTTTGCTTTAATGAACGCTTGTTGATGCTCATCCACTTCAACTTTAATAACACCAGTTGCTATTAAATGTTGCTCGATAACTGTTCCTATTTCTGCTACTAGCGATGGCATATACACACCACCTTTTTTGTAATAACCACCTTTCGGGTCAAAGACATTCTTGAGTTCTTCAACTAAGAATGTAGAGTCACCACCCTTGCGCCATACCGCAGATACTAAGCGCGTTAATGCAAGTACCCATTGAAAGTGTTCCATGTTCTTACTGTTAATAAACATCTCATACGGGTGACGCTCATTACCATTTAAAACCATATCATTAATGGTGATATACAAAGCGTGTTCTGACTGAGGTGTCTTAATCTTATACGTTGTACCCGTCAAATGCGGTGGTCGAGGAAAATTCTCGTGTATCATCTCAAACACTACTTTTTCTTCTGTCTTATCAACTACTTTGTAGCCTACAATTTTATGTTCAATTTTATTCATCTATTAAATCCTCAAGCACTTCCCCAATACAATCTAGCAGTACGCTAAGTCCTAGTAACAACTCACTTGCTAAGTACAACAAACAGCAAATAAGGAATACAGGAAACTTCAGTATGTTTATTAGTGTGTTCATCTCTGATGCCTTATGTCATTAAATATAGCGCGTCTTGCTTTGCATCTATCGCACTCCCGATAACCAAGTGATTGATAAACTCGCCAGTGATCATGTTTGCAATTGGTAGCGTCTGGTAACGCTCGTACTGCTTCTACCTTTTTAACTTTGTCCATATAATCCTCATACATAAACCAATCAATCCTACATAAGCAACAAGTGCCACCCAGTCATGTAATGTCATTGTCATCCCCTTTTCCATACTCAACCATAAAACATACAATGGTAAACAAGATAACTACCCAATATATTAATTCGCCCATTGTTCTTCTTCCTCTAATGCTCTGAGCATCAACTTCAACTGCTCGATTTCTTTGAGTAGTTGAAGTTTAATTTTTCTTAGTTCTTTTTTGTTTTTCTGAGCCGTTTTAAGGCGACTTATACATTCGTCTTTGGTCATCTTATACCTACTTGCAATTCGCCTTTTACATTGCGCTCCATCTCATAAACCGCATACATTTTGCCATCATGGATAATGAACTCACCTGTTGTTACTTTAATCACTTCGTAGTAATGACGATGAAGTGTTGAGTCAATAATTACAGTGAGGATTATGCCTAAACAAAATGAGGCAATAGCTACATATATCATGTCGTATTTCATATTAATCACCACAGTTTTTTATGTCGCCCACGGGGGGATAAATAAGTATTTACTAATGAGAACGCTTTTTCTAAATCAGATGTTGCCCACAGCCATGCTGTTTTACCTTGTTTACTAACACCTACGGGCAATACATTAAGCGCTATTAATTTACGTCTTAATGTTGCTTGCGACATTCCTGTTTTTTCTCGGAATTGTCTAATGGTCATGGAACTCATTATTCACCTCTAGCTTCAAGCATTGCATCTGCCATTACATAGGCTTCTCTTGCTATTTCACTGTCAGACCAAGTCATATTCGGATCAGACATATAGGCTTGCATTGCCTTTGCCGCAAAATAATCGCGCAATGTCATACCATGAAAAGTTGAAAGCGCAGTACCGCCATTATTTTTAATATCACTCATTGCACTGTCCCCGTTTTAACATCATTACATATTGCTGTAATTACTCTTGTTGGGCGCTTTGACATTTGGTATGCACCAAAAGCAAAATTGTATTCTTCTTTAGCATTGTTGCAAGCACCCATTGATTCATAGGGCACAATGCTTGTTGTGTAAGCAATCACTTCATGAGTAGTTACTTTACCGTGTTTATCAATAGTGGTTTCTGAGGTCAGAAACGATAGTGTCAATGTCAGAGTAGCTAATATAGTTCCCATAAACTGTTTCCTCGTTATTTATTTTTACAAAAAAGTTAATGNAGTCATCTTGGTAAGGTTGAAACCTACACTTTTTATTATTCTTAACTTTAGTTACGATACTTCTATGTGTTTGTTTTCTAAGTTCCCTTTTTTCATCGCTTTCCATTTTTATTCTCCAATACGGCATTTTTAAGCGCTCTACGCAGACGGGTGATTTCGTCTAATGCGCTGAAGTGCAAATACGCCATTGTCATAAATAAACCTATCATTAAGACATAAGCAATACTGCTTTTATCTAAAAAATCTAAACCTTCAATTAGTGCGTCCATTATCTGTGTCCTCAGCTATTACGCTTCTAGTGTTGCCGTATTGCTTGCAAGTTCTTCACGAACACCATCGAGCATTTCAACGCAATCATTAATTTGACTGTTGATTTCTTTGATAAATAGTTCCCTATCTTCTGGTTTATCAGTGCTACCGACTAAATACCCTATTGCCTGTACAAGCTCAAAGGTTAAATCGCTAAAGGCTTCTTGCTGGTTATCATGTTCCAGCGCAGTTCTTAGTAATCTTGAAATAATATCGTGGTGATTAAACTTTCTTTGGTTCGGCATATCTATCTCCTAGCATTTTTTTAAGTTGTTTTTCAGTATCAATCGCTCTTTGTTTATTGAAAGCATCCCATTGGGAGTGTGTCCAATACTTACGCTCGTCATCTTCTTCCTCAG